TTGATCCTGTTGGTCCTGTTGGTCCAGTTGGTCCAGTTGGTCCTGTTGGTCCAATTGGTCCTATTGATCCTGTTGATCCAGTTGGTCCTGTTGATCCTGTTGGTCCTGTTGATCCTGTTGATCCAACTGGTCCAACAGGACCAGTTGGTCCTATTGATCCTGTTGGTCCTATTGATCCTGTTGATCCAGTTGGTCCTGTTGGTCCTGTTGGTCCTGTTGATCCTGTTGATCCAGTTGATCCAGTTGGTCCTGTTGGTCCTGTTGGTCCTGTTGATCCAGTTGGTCCGACCTTCCCATTATGTCCACGATGCCCACGATGTCCACGATGTCCACGATGTCCACGATGTCCACGATGTCCACACACTTTTTCCTCTTTTTCTGTGTCGCCATCGCTATCAGTGTCTTCATTATAACAATGATGAAACTCTGTCATATATATATGACAGAGTTTATAAAATTTAACTAAATTCTATAATATTTGTGTAAAATCATATCTTTTTCCATGGACAACTTCAAAAAAAAATTGATAGATCGTCAACATAATTATAATATTAATTATATTTTAATGGAAAAGAAATATGTTGTAACATATAAAAATCTACCGAAAATCGCCGTCAAGATCAAAAAAAAAATTTTACACGATGAGTATATCCTAACCAATAAGCATATCATTTGCAAATTCAAATATTTAGTGATGTGTTTTGACCACCCAGAAACACCTTCAGAAGCCAGTGGATTGGTCAATTTATCATTGGAACGGTTCAATGAACTGATTGGATCCGAAAATATTATTTTAGATTCGTCTAAATTTAGTGATGGGTTACCAGAAATGGTCGATGATTTAAAAGAGTGGCATCCGTCGATTTCCAGAGTAGAGGTAGATTGTGACACCCCATCACTACTCCCCAATTTGGATGACTACCCAATGTTTTGGGAACAATATCAACCCTATCTTAACTCTCTTCAATACAATCAATCTGTGACAACCAGTGAAAATTTTGAGGTCTTTAAAAAATGTTCCCAAATTGTGGTTGATGTCAAAGTATATTTCCGCCTACTACGGAAATACACTAAAATTAACGACTATCATGTCAACTTTAAATATTTACAACAATTGCTATCACAGCGGATGATTGCTTGGAATAATGAAAATGCTCCATACTTCGATGAAGTTAGTGTTAAACCGAATCAATTGCCATTTGCGACAACTAATCAGGGGTATGTGTATCCTTATCTAAATTTAATTCCGATGGTACTGGATTCGTGACACATCCGAGATCGTACCTAACTGCGTCAGGTGCTCCTACTCCGTTTGATCCGTACCAAATCTTTGGGATGGTTAGTAGATGAAATCCATGAACACGAAATTTGGTATCCAACAGATCACATGCGACCGACCCATAATAATTCATACAACGTGAATAAAAGGGTCTCGGTAGAAAGACATCGTCGTACTGTACACTAACACGAGACCAGTCGAGACTCCAACTGTATTGATCCCTTTTGATCAAGGCGATCACGATCGACGCCGATAATTCCAATTGATAATGTAATTGTCGAATCATTTTCAGATCTGGTCGCTGATATGTGTCACGGCTACGTTCATGACACATTAGTAGCGTTTGATCAAACCGTTCAATTTTACTTTGTCTGACAGGATCGTCCAGAATTCCCCTGATGATTTGATCTGAACTTAATCGATGGCTAGGGAAACCACGGTTTTTCATGTCCACAAGGATGAATCGCACCTTGCGCCCCATCAACAAGGAGTTTAATATCAGTATCTCTTTTGACCACTTGGAAACTAACTTTAGTTGGGTATAGATACTGTCTCAGTTGTTGATCGAACTACATATACAAACAATGATCACCACAAGTAAACAAATCAACGAAACATGTACCAACTTCAGGATAGGTATGACTTTCAGACAGAACATACACGCTTGTATATCCATTGGGAGGGAAAATATGCTTTGACCGTGCCTAAAATAGTCTCACCAGAGGCAGTGACTGCCTGATTCATTGCAATTCTCAAGTGATCAATTTCAGTCAGTTTGTCGATGTTGCATCCGTTATAACTGGCTAAGAAATGAACACCCATGAATTGATATGTTTCCATTGTTTATAATTGAATATCTTATATTTTTATTTTTAATTAGTCTTGTTGTTCCATAGAAATCTTTCGAATAATGTCCGGAATTGTGTGGTGATGATGAATCGCTTGGTCACTAATATATTTAATTAGTATTAGGAATTGAGTCAATTGATCATCATAATTAGGTGAATCCCACGGTTCGATCAACAAACAATTATGTGGGTTGGCTTGTTGATTGAGTGGGTAATCGTCGATCAATAGGGTTCGATTTAGATCATAATTGGGGTATTTTTGCCGAAGGTCAACCAGTGATTTATAAACCAAATCCTGTGAGACGAGACAATCATTGTAATAGTGGACCGTATTGGTATATTGATCCAGATGTGTGATCTCGATCACCTGCCGTTGGAAATCTGCTGAGGATGCCGTCCAATACGACAATTCCGTTAGATTGGATACTTGTGACATAAATTGATGAAGATTGGGACGCGTCCAAATATAACGAGATCTATCCATAATATAATCAGGATGACGTCCAGATTTAAATAAATCTGGTCCTTCGGCATGGTCGTCAATTTCATGATTAACTAACAATGTTCGATCAATATCCAGAATTAGTTGAATTTTGAACTGATTGTAAATCAGGTCAAATAACTTGCGATATTGTCGATAAATTGGCATTTCGGTCAAACGTGAAAAAGAAATGTGTGCGAAAATTGGATAAGGGTCGAAGCAATAATTGGGTGGATCTTCAATCACGATTTCCGCTAGATAATATGTCGCATATTTAGTGATAGTCGACTTGAACCACCAACGACCGACGGTCTGACGGTAGGATTGAAGGCCAATTAAGCGTGTGATTTTGATATACATTCCACTGTCCTGATAGATTTTATTAACCAATAATTTTATCTTATCAAACCCATCTACATGCCGAATACTACATGAAGGTAAAGTCCATTCCTTTTTATACTGTAAAACCACTCTTTTAACATCATCCAAGATGAAGACATAACTGATCAATATATCCTCAAAAGGGGGGTCGTCAATTGGTAGATCTGGTTCGGTCACGAGTGTGATTTGATCCCATATGACATCATCCATATATATATATATATATATATATATATATATATACATGTTTATGTATATCTCGTGTTAAATTCTTTTTCATAAGAAGATAATAATTGTTCAATTGCTACCAAATAAGCGTTGACAATTTCGTTCTTAAAAGACGAGTCCTTGGATAATTCTGCGCAACAATCATCATAAATCGTACATAATCGGTGTAAACGGGCATAATCCCATAAAGATTCCACTTTCTGTTTTAACTTTAGATCAACCCTCATGTCATCAACTAAACAATGCGGTATCTGTTTGATATTAAACTTACCGTTTAACCCATCATCGAGCAAGTTAATATAATATTGCAGTGTCAAGATTACGTTCCCTGTCCGATAAGTATCTTGAAGTCGTTGCAACCCATTACACATATAATAAACCATTCGCTTTAATTCACCAATGAATGCGGTCTCTGGAGACATGGCATCACTGGAGATATCCGTTGAGGTCTCAGGCGTGGGTTCGAGTGCCTTCTTCTTGGTTCCAGATCTCTTAGGAGGAACCAAAAACCACGTGATGATCTGTGTGACTAAATAGAACAGTTCATAGATATCTTCCTTACCATCATGGTTGTAATATCTCAATAGACATTGTAGTGTTCCAGGGTCTTGGATATTGATCGAATGCTCAGTAACTCCGATTTTAGTATTAGTGTGCTTAAAATTTAAAAGTGCAATCCGACACAGTGCACAGATTGGGTCAATTGGTCGTTTTTGATATGACATTTATATGTTTATATCAGTTTATTTTTATGTTTATATCTGCCCAAAAGAGATCACAATTTACAATGTTATTTGTTGTGCGTTATTTTCAAAGTGTTGTTGTGCTTTCAGATAAAACACCCCATGAACTGGTTCGTAAAGATGTTTTCTCCACCAGCGTTGTATCTTAAGGACCGCTTGTAACTTATTTTTATTTTTGATAATTTTATTTGCTTCTTTCTGATTTAATTTGTCTTTGATCAGTTTTTTTCTGACACCATCAATTTAGTCGTTAACAATTCTTGTTTCAATCGATATTCTTCTCGGAGTTTATGATCTTATAGGTCCTTTGCCAACTGTTCTTGTAATGGTAAATGATTGGAATATTTGTTTAATTTTTCATCATAATACCAATTTTTTTTTCTCGGTGTCCGGGCTTAATTCTCGTAAAATATTGCGTCCAAAATAACTACGATAGACGTAACCCATAACGGCAATATCTACTGCAAGGATAACGATGAACGTCGAATGTAAGGCATCATGCATCTCTCGTAGATACCCGTGGATTTGTAAATTCTTTAGAACCAAATAAATGGCCACATAAATACAAATACCACAAAGAAACGTTCTACAATTTCTCTAGCCATTTGATAACTCTTGTCCCCACCAAAGATTATGAATTGTGTAAAAGATTGGCATTTATATTAACGTTTATTACGATAAATACCGATCTCAAACGAACAAATAAATAATCTATCGGTCGAGTAGTGAAGACCTTAAAATTTGATTACATATATATATACGTATATATGTATATCACGTAACATTATCAACCAAAACAAATGGGTAGTATAATCAGTTGGATTCGTGACACAATCAATCCATGTCAAACAGTTGATCCATTTGAAGTACTACCGCTACCGTCTCCCGATATCATGCACGAGAGCGATGACTGGAGCCGATACCAAGAAGCAATACATCAAGTCAAAATCGTGTGCGACTATGATCCTATCTCGCGCGACCAATTGCTCGAATGTTTTGAGGTTTCCACCCATCCGGATGGAAGTAGTTTTCCAGCTGAAACTCTACAACTGTTTGAGTGGATTCGAGATCATGGTGACGAACTCTTGTCGCACATGGTCAAAGTGAGCATGCTCACTGTTGATGAGTCGGGTAAGTATCAAACTTCTGACATCAGCAAATTGGTATTACGCGACTCCATTGAAGATGGCAAATGTCGGTTCAAGGCGGTGATTTTTGACCACGACGTTACTATAGTTGATAGTTCTCTTATCATCCACCATGCAGCACATGTTGAAATCATGAAACGTTTAAGACCTAACATCACTCCATGTACTCTTGCGGAATGGTTGTCCATCAATAACCAAACCGATGGACATCCGTCATTTGGATTCACCGCGGAGGAGCGCGCCATCGAGACTGAATTGTGGGCGGAGTTCGCTAGGGATGCTCCGATACACGATTTTTATGAGGGATTTGTGAACTTAGTGGCAAAACTTCAACGCTCAGGGGTCGTTGTTATTATTTGCACTCATTCTAATCCGATAGATGTCGAGAGGCAATATGATGATACTTATGTAACGCCCATATTCATCTATGGTGGAACTGGGATTAACAACAAACCGCATCCATTTCCAGTGTTGGATACGGTTCAACAGTTTGATTTAAAGAGTGTAGCCGATGTATGTGTGGTGGATGGCATGTCTTCTGGAATAAAGATGGCTTTAGCAGTTGGTGCTGTACCCGTCTGTGCTGCGTGGGGAACCGCTTTTTGTATGTCGCAAGAAGTTCGAGAATACATGACTGAAAACGTAGCAGTTCATTGCCATAGCGTCCAAGACTTGGATGCATTCTTGTTCCCACATGTATAACGCGTACTAATTCGAGTGTTGATTCTAATCAACGTGGTTCAATTTGTTGTCATTTGTTAAATGACAACAAATTTCAATTTAAAATTTTATGCATCCGGAAATTACGAGATCTAACTTATATATGCCTCTTGTAATGTCGTTCCAAATTGTTCAGATTGGTACGATTGAATTCCCTGTGGTGATTTGCGTGTTAAAATCTGTTGTTGTCGATGTTTTAGTTGTTGATTCAGAATGGATTGATTGATAATTGGCATTATCTTGGAGCCATAAGAAGTTTGTTGGTAGACATCTGACTGTGGTATAGCAACATGTTTTTGGGGTACATTAACACGCGTTTGGGATGGTTTGATGTTTTTGTATTTGTTGGAATTTTGTGTTTGTATTTGATTTGCCAACCATTTGGTTTCTTCGAATTGTTTCTGTTTGAGTTGTTCGATTGCGACTTGGTTGACTGCTGGATTTTGTAGTAATGTTTCGTATTCTTGTGCTTGTTTCATCTGTAAATATTGCTGACTAAATTCCGATTTAGTCGGCTGACATAAATATTGATCAACTGGTGTCAAGACTGGTAAAGGAAGTATACCGACGGGTGGTTGATCAGAGGATGTTCGCCGTGTGGCCACCATTGGACCCACGTCGAAGATTCGATCCATAACGTTTCGATTCAGATCGTGATCCCTAGTCTCAGTATCACGATAATCACGATATTTATTACCTAAGTTGAGGGCAGTAGTTAAGTCCATCTATATCAAAGAATAAGTTAATATTTTTATACTTTATCGATTATTGGGAGACAACCATACTTAATATCAAAACACCTTCCCATCGTCATGACACTGGGATCAACTTTGCGTTGATACTGACCGATTGATTGAATTGGAATATATGGATGTGTGACAAATTCTTGATTTTCGCAATTAATTGGAATTTTGAAGGCTTCCGTTAAATTGGACATTATATATATATATATATATATATATATATATATATA